AAAAAACTTGAAGTCAAGGCGAAAGCCTCGAGCGAAGCCGGGACCAAGAATCCCGGCAGACGCAAAACTAACACGTCAACAAATCCGACAAAAGCACCGAAAGCTCGCGTACACGCGACGATCGCCTCAGCGGTCCGTGAGCAAAGCCCCGGAGTCTCGAAGCACGACACTGTCAGCATCGACTATCTCCGAGAAGTGCATGGAATCAATGCGAAACCTCTCAATCAGACCATCAACCCCCACGCTCTCAGCCACGCCTTCCGTGAGTTTGCCTTGCTCATGCTATTGGCTCACGTCCTCGGCGGCCCGTCTGCACTGGTACTGTCTGTATTTGGGTCCGATCGAGTCGCAAAAATTCTGTCGCCACCCCGCCTGCCCAGCCATCTGTCCGCAGAAGTCCTCTCATACGGACCATGGAGAGTGGAAGGAGATCCGGGTCGGTTCAAGCCACGAATAACCACCGCGCAGCTGCGTAAGCGTCTTGCGGGTGGTCAACTCTGTGATCTGGTCATGATTTGCGACGTGTATTTTGGTGAGAATGGTCAACGGCTTTCACCGGCCGACATCATTTCTTACATGAAGTATTCCAAGGACGACACTGTCTATGGTATATTTCAAAGCTTCGACGGCGAAGCAGGAGCCAACGTTTATGATGGACGAACGGAAGGTGTGTGGATCAAAACCGCCCGGAATCGAGTCTTGTTCTCGTCCCACCGCAGTGCACTCGCATATGCACCACACCCACATCTTCACTGGCTACGTTACCGGTCGCACCAAGGATTATCTATCAATATGATCCAATCCTTTGGTCCCTTTAATGTTTATTCCTTCCGCCGCGAAGACCCTAGCGCTGTTCCGCTACTGATCGACGATACCCCATTGGGGCGCGTTCAGATACAGCGCGTTGTGCCCACCATTAAATCCTGGAATCCTTTCGTACGTGCGTCTCATGCACTGCAGCATAAGGACGCGCCAGTTTTGTATGTGGACATGATCATAGCGGCCGAGCTCGTCTCGCAATCCATGCGAGCGGCCACGGGGAACCATGTTGATAGTGTGACTGTCAAGGTGTCTGACGCTATGGCGAAGACACCGATGTATGCCGGCATTAAGCTTGTATATCCAACACGCTTTGCTCGCATTGCGCGCGACACAGTCTATTATGCACTCTATCATCAGAAGCAAGAACAAGCGACGTCTCTCGACTACTATCGCACAGCCTTTTCTGTGCATGATGAGAAGTTGAAGAACAGTCGTGCTGCCGTGCATGTTTCCCCAACCCGGTCTATGTGGCAGAACCTGCTATGGAAAACATTCGTGATCGTCACGATTCTACTCCTAGCTGGTTCTGCCACAGCAGAGGCTCATCAAATCAGCCCAGTGTTTGACGTTACCTTTGACGGTCCCCTTTTTATGGAAGGAACATGTCATGAAGGAACGCTTTCTTTTTTGACGCTCTATGGAGCGTTTGAACGGGATCTTGATGCGCCCATCTTCTCCGAAACCCTTCCCCTTACGACTACGATAGGGGGTGTTACCACGACGATGTGGGAGCCTTCCGATGGGTTTCGGGGCAAGATGAAGATAACTGTAGACCGAAAGCCCGTGGCGGACACCCGACATTTGGTGTTCCCGTCTTCAAACCGTATGCATGCCATCGCCATCACTAATGGCTTGATGTACATGCCCGCCAACAACTCGACCAATCTTCTGGCGGGTATCCGTGTGAGAGTTCACAATGATGTGCACTGCTCAATGGAGGTTGAGAAAATACGATTTGGTAGATGGAAGCGCATTGCCCTGTTTTGTCGTTCCATTGGGTTCTTTCCAGAACTCAATGTCACGATCACAATTCAGGAGTGTGCACTGGCCATGGGTGGGGCTAAAGGACGCAGGATCATGCAAGCACATGATGATCTTGTCGCGTCCCAACGGAATCCGCAGCCCAAAAAGATCAATCTCAAATGGAACGAGACTTTGCCTCCCAAGAATGGCACTATTAAACCTCGTCCCATCACTAATGTTGATCCCATCTTCCACGCTTATATGCTACCTGTCGCGCGTACAGTCGCCGACAAAATGCATGAAATCTTTTCCGGCAACATTTTTAATGTGGCGGGACAGAGCGTGGCAATTTGGTTCGCTAGCGGCGCCAGTTCAGAGATGCTACGCTCCATGTACGATACTCTCACCACCTATAGCAACGTTATCTTGGTTGCAGGTGATGATCTTTTGCTTCGGCTCAAGAATCGCTACATTGAAGCTGACATGTCCGCCTGTGATCATTCACAAGACGGCGGCGCTTTCTTCTCTGCTGGCAAGGTCTATTGGAAGTCCTTCGGTTTTCCGAAGCACTTCGTGAAAGCTTTGCAAACGTGCATTACTTCTCCTTATATGTGCCGACATCGTGATGTCCGCGCTTCTGGAGAGGCTGGGGTGCAAATGCCGACAGGCATTGCCACCACCACTGTGCAAACCAGTCTCC